TCTGCGCACGCTGCTGGCGAGCAATCTCAAGGTTCTCCAACCCGATGCCGAGGTTGATTCCCTGGACCAAACCGCCAAACGGGTCGAACCCTCCGCCTTGCTGGGATGCGCCTTGGATAAATTGCCCGAATGCGGGTGCTGGTTGACGTGATGTGGTCATGGTTAGTATCCCGGCAAACCTATAACGGGTGGCGGAAGAGCTGTTCCCATTGCTCCAGCCCCCGGTATCGCTGGCCCTGCTTCAACAATCGGTGCGGCAGGTTGTTGACCTTCTCCAAACAAAGGCCGTCCAGTTGACAATTGATACCCGAGCAGCTGCCCCGGAAGGTTGAGTGCTGGAGCGAACGCCTGCACCTGGCCCAGTTGTCCTGCTGCCTGCGCTCGCGCAGCCGCCTGCATAGCCTGTGCCTGTGCCCCCGCTCCGCCCGTGAGGAGGTTGGCAACGTTTTCTCCCAGCCCTCCTGCTGCGGCCCCTGTCCGCGCTGCGGACGCCTGTCCGAGCGTCGCGAGTCGTTCCTCGATGCCCAGTCCAGCGCCTGCAAGTCCTCCCAGCCTGCCGTACTGCGCCTCAATCTCTCGGCCCAGCAGCGCAGGGGAAAACTGCGCCAGCGCCCTCTGAACGGCCCCTCCGCGCAATCCGCCCGTCGCGCCTGCCCGCCTCAGTAGCGCCCGCTCGCCCTCCTGCTGCTGCGCCAGAAACCCCGGCCTGCGCTGGATGGCGGCGATCTCCGCAGCCTCGGCCTCTGGTCCTCGAAGCCCCAGGAGCGCCTGTTGCCGCTCAAAGGCGGTTGCGCCTGCCTGCCGGAAGGGTGCGAGTCCTGTGATGCCTGTCTGCCCTGCGGCAACGTAGGGTTGAAGGATCTCGCTGATCCGCTCGAACTGCCTGCGCTGCTCCTCGATCGCCTGGCGCTGCGCCTCGGCCTGCAATTCTGCTCCCCGCTCGGCTGCGCCTGCCTGTGTTTGCGCGGCACTGCGAGCGGCGCTGGACTGCATTGCACCACCTATCAATGTGGTGCCTGCTGTTGCGATCATTGCTGATACTGGATCAGGCATTGAATTCCTCCTTATACTGCTCCCACGTCTCGCCGTATAAGCCCAAAACCTTATCCGCAATCGCGGTAGCCGCCGCAGGACCATGCACGCACTGCACCACCGCGAGTATTACGTCATAGAACCCTGCGCGCCACATATAAGACTGAACATTCGCCTTTCCTTCCCGCTCGACTTTGTCTGATGCCTGCCATTTCAATACTGCAAGACCAAGGGCCGGACCCAGAGTGAAGACATTCTTGAGGAAGAACGGATTTGTCGGCATCGACACCAAAGTATCCCAGATCGTTGCATCTAGCGCCGAACGTTCTACAGGATCGCCATCTGCGTAGTCATCAAACACCTGAATGGCATTCCACAATGCCATGATCCACGACACCGCTTCCGGTGGCAGTTGTAACGCCTGACGTAAACTTTCCTCAAAGGTCTCAATCTTCATCGTCTTCCCACGCCTGACAAACCCGCATGTCGTGGCAGATAAAGTCGAACTTCTCGCAGTAGCCCCGGAAGCCTCCGTTGTCGTACTGGTTTCTGGGAATGCGCTCCATCAAGACCTGCATCTCTGGCGTGTTGTCGTAGTACTCGCAATTTGAACAGCGCCGCCGTCGGGCCTGCGCCTCATCCATCTGCCATGCCTTCGCAATCGCCACCCAGAAGGGTTTGTTGGCCCCAGGCTCAAACGATGGCACCTCCGGCCCCAGCATCCAGTCCTCGACCACCATCTGGGTGTTGGCTTTGTTTTCTGCCGCAGAAATAAAGTGATCGTCGGGAATGCCACCCTTAATGAAAAGCTCCATCATGTCACTTCCCTCCCAGACACCCGCAGCGTCAGCGCGGTGGCGGCTGAGGCAATTGTCGAGATAAACCCGCCGGAGGCGAGTACCTGCCCTACCAGCTCGGGACACAGGTACGTTTCCCCAGGCTGCACCGTCCGGTCGTCGATGATCAGGTTCGCGTTACCCGCAGACCCGCCGGAAGTGACCAGATTGACCGAAAACGAACGATTCACGGTGTCGGTGTTCGTAACCGTCGCCTTGTCGATCAGCGCGATGGCGCTTGTCGCCGTGTACTGCGTGGTCTGCGCGGCTTGCATCTGAAGCGGCGGGACCAGGACTTTAGGGGTAACTGCCATTTTGTCCTCAGAGGTTGTTAGTGGCGGTCAGGATAATTGACGGGATCGCGGGATGTACGCCTGTGGCTGCAAAGGCGGCAATCTGCGCGTCAAGATTTGCCACCTCGAACATCACCTCCATGTAGTCCCCGGCTTTCATGTCCAGCAGAATGTTGAACGCCTGTAGAAGCTCCGAGTTGTTGGTGGCAATCGTCAGGTACATGGCAGAGTTGGGAACGTTCGTGCCGTTTTTCCTGAACCAGACCCAGACTTCTCTGTTCGCACCCCCGGTCGAGTCAAACTGTATTGAGACTGCGAAATTGTAAACGCCCTCGGTGTCCACCACAATCCTGGACGTTGGCGTTCCGATGCTCACCCCGTTGCTGATGTCGGTGGTGTTGAACGTGATCGCCTGTGCGGTGTTGATCGCCGCCGCCGACTGGGTGGTGGTGTCGTAGAACTGCCCGTAGCGGGTCCGCTTTGCCGGAGTCGGTGCCGGCGCGGTAGCGAGCAGCTGGAGCGGCGTGAGGATCGCCGAGAGCATGTCCTGCGTCAACGTCGAGCGCCCTTCGACCACTGCCAGGTCGAGCGCCGTCTTCTGAGCGAGGTCGGCAATCTGCCCCAGCGCAAGCGTGACTTTCGCGTCAAGTGTCGCGCAGCACACCGCCGCATCCTGCGCCGTCTGCGCAATCTGGCCCAGTGCCTGGATTGCCCGTGCATCTGCGTTGCCTGCGGCTATTGACACCGACCGCACACTGTCCGGCGATATTGCCTCGACCTGCTGGAAGAGCAGCTCAAACTGCCGGATCTGCTCTGGACCCTTCAGAAAGCTCGCCAGTTGATCGCGGGTCAGCCCTAGGGGTGGAGGGTCGCGCTGTACCATTCAAGCCGCCAGCGCCTCGATTTGGGCCTCTAACCGGGCGATGCTGATGTGCGCTTGGGAATCACCTCGGAAGCGCTGGATCCTCCAGTTGCGCATGTTGCCCATCTGGAACCATGCGATGCGCTTCAGCGTCGCGCCCACGGTTCCGACCGAGGTAAACCTGTCCTGACTCCAGGTCAGCCCGTCTTTGGAGTAGCTCGTCGAAATCTGCGGATTAAGACCGACCGCCACCCGCCCCGTGAGACTGACCAGCTCCATCTGGTGGAAGATCGCCCCCAGAGACTGGTTGTAGACGATGATCGTTGAAAACTCCCATCGCACGATCTGGCCCCAGTGACTGCCGACCTCGAGGTCCATGCGCCCGACCGTGCTCGATTGCGGATCGCCTACGTTCCAGCGGTCGTAAGCCCAGACCATGTTGCGCGCCCGATACTGCGCATAGCCCACGGTAGTGGAGACAAGTTCAAACCAGACGAACGTCTCCAATTCGGTCGAAGCCTGCTGGTCGAACACAATCGTTCTGTCGGGCAGGTGAATGTAGAGGTGCAAATGCGCCCGGTCGTTGCGTGTCTCGACCTGCACCTGCGCAAGTTGGCTCTCGGGAATACCGGCCAGCAGGATGTCGATCTCCTGCGTTGAGATTTTCTGCGTTGTGGCGTTGACGCCCAGATAGACGCCGGGTGCCTCGTTGCGACCGGAGCCGACAAAAGCGATCTTGTCCGCGAATACACACGCAGCAAAGGTGCCCACCGCCCCTTTCTGGATTTGCGCACCAGTGATTGGCGCGAACGGAAACCCTTCCTGATCCACCCCGTCGAATACCTCAATCGTGTAGCGGTTGATCGCATACGCCTCGTTGTAGAGTTTAAGCAGGCACACCACCGGGTCAGGGTCAAGTTCGGATGACCCGTACTTGAGCGGATCCACCAACAACGGATTTGTGATTTCGGTCACAATCAGAAATTCGCCGTCGGTGACCATGAACTGCCCGTCAATCCAGATGACCGACGGCAGAATCGGCCCGAGGTCTGGATCGGTGACCTGTGTGAGCACCCCGTTCCAGTAGTAGAGCCGGTCGCCGGAGGCAATGGCCAGGCGGTCGAAAGAATAGTCAAAGTCCACCAGCTGGTTGACCGGACCGCCCACATCGCCGAGGATCGTCACGGCTCCGTTGCTGGCAATGCTGACGAGTTTCGTACCCATCACACGGTACAGAACCCCGTTCCACTCGATCCCGCCTCGGTCAATGCCCGGGCCAGTGCCGTAGCTGATTAGCCCCTCTGCGGGCCTCAGATAGTCGTTACTGATCCCCGAGG